GCTGTCGGCTCCAGAAGCATAGGCTCTACCTATAGCCGCTGCGTATACGCCACTTGTTGCCGTTGCATCCCTTCCTAAAGCTAACGTACTGCTACCGTCAGCAAGTGCTTCTTTACCAATAGCAACGGCATGTTGTGCTTTAGCTCCGTGAGTTCCTGTAATGTCATCAATAGCTGCGGCAAAGGCATCTTCACCGCTTGCATACGACCTACCAAGAGCCATCGCCCTGTCGCCACCTAACGCCTTGGCGCCGTGTCCTATCGCAATAGCATAAGTAGTGCTTGCGGTAGCACTTTCGCCCATAGCAACACTATAAGTACCAGAAGCCGTGTTACTTCCACCACCAATTGCTAAAGCATTATTTGCACTTGCGGTATTGCTTTCCCCAAACACTGCCGCAGCTTGGTTTTGAGAGGCCGTATTGCCTGACCCAATAGCTGTAGCATAGTGATCTGTAGCATCACAGTTTCTTCCAAGTGCAACACTTCCAATACCTGTGCTTATTGCATCGTAACCAATAGCTACTGCGCCTTCTTGTGTAGCCTTAGATAAGTAGCCCATAGCAATAGTATTAGCACCAAGTGCGCCGTAGCTAGAGGTGTTGTTGGCTATGACTGCTGCTAAACTAGTATTGCCGTTTGCATAAGACTGCCCTAACGCCACAGACCGTAAGCCACTTGATCCAATGGTAGCATAATAACCTAACCCTATAGATTCGGTTGCTTGAACATAAGCATTGTTACCAATGGCTACCGCCTGTCCAGCCTGTGCGCCACGGCCACTTGAACTGTTACCAATACCTGCTGCAAAGCTGTCCACTCCACCTGCATGAGAATAAGTGAGTGCGGCTGATCTTACACCTGCAGAAGTTGCATTGTCTCCTAATGCAATAGAATTATTACCACTTGCTACAGCATCATTACCAATGCCTACAGCATTTGTACCACCTGCAGTTGGATCAGTAGCACTTGAAGGATTAGCTAAATAAAGGGCCGCGCCAACCGTAGCGAAAGACAACGTGCCAGAGCCGTTTGTAACAATAGCAGTTCCCGCCGCGCCATCCGCCGTTGGTAGGGTGTACGCGCTATTAATTTTGGCTTTTACTAGGCCCCCCGTCCATTTATGAATATAATCAGAACCCGCATGAACAATGTTCATTTCAGAGCCGTTTGAATTAAACGCCAGCCCCCCTATTTCGGTGTCATCTACACCAGTACCCGTATTACCTACAATTAAAGTAGCGGCAACGGAGCCTACGGTACTCAAATCCCAAGCGGAAGAAAGGTTATATTGTCGTACAATTTCCCCAGCATTAGTGTCTGTCACGAAAATCTTTGTCCCGTCGGGACTCATTTCCATGCCCCTGTCCACATCAAGAGAGGTGTTTTGGTCCGTTGACCCCAACGTACTTATGTCCCAAGCGGAGGATAACGGGTAACGGTACAACGAAGCGCCGCGCTGAATAAATACTTGCGTGCCAGTTCCCCTAAAAAACAAAGCAACGGGACTGCTGCCAATAGTAGCCGTGGAAGAAAAACTTGCAGTAGAAATGTCCCAAGCGGAGGAAAGATTATATTGATGTAGGTTGCCCGAACCTACTCCAACGATAAACACCCTTGTCCCATCGTCTTTAAAATGAAGCCCATACGGAATGGCGTCTTGTGACGCCACACTTAGACTTTTATTTTCATAAGTTGCCGTAGTAACATCATACGCGGTTGAAAGCGCATATTGGTATATAGCGTTGTTGCCGTCATCCAAAACATAAAGTTTTGTACCGTCTGTTTTAAAAAATATGTCTTTGGGGCCAGAAGCTTGTGTCGGATTGTAAAAAGCGTTTTTGTAGTTAGAATTAGCTAAATCATAAAAACTTTCCGTGTTGTTAAATCCTACATCCCCCGTAAACGTTCCAAAAGCCAAGGGCATTTTAGTCGTGTCATCAACAGGTGAGAAAGTAGTGGTCCCGCTGCCATTTGTAGTAAGCACGGTCCCGCTATTGCCATCAATCGTAGGCATGTTGTATGCGTTTAATACTCTAACAGAAACGCCGTGGTAATATTCGCCACCTAGTGCAATTTCCCCGTAAGTGCTCGTGTTTGCCTGTCTTCCAATAGCAACACTCTGGCTTTGATCTGCCCGAGAATTATAACCCAATGCGACGGATTGATGGGCGGTTGTTGTTGCCCTATCCCCTACGGCAACAGAATTTGTGCCTGTGGCCCCGAAAGCTATGTTGTTGGTTCCTATAGCAAAACTATTTTGCGCAGTAGCTCTACTAAGTTCGCCAATCGCTACGGAATCGTTCCCAGAAGCAACGGCACTATCACCAATAGCCACTGCGTTTGTACCTGTAGCACTGGGTTGCGCTGATGGGGAACTTTCGTTTGCGTTATATAACGCAGCACCCGCCGCTGCCCAAGTCAACCCGCCAGTATTACCACTTTGCGCGGATAAAAAATATCCGTTAGTTGGGCTGTTGCTGACTTTAAGATTAGCTTCATCAACAATATTATCCGCAATCGTCAATGCGCCAGAACCCGTAACCTCGCCGGTATGGGTTGCATTAGATGTAATTGTTGTAAAAGAAAGGTTGCCCGAACCGTCTGAAATTAAACTTTGGTTGGCCGAGCCATCATTATTTGGCAATGTAAGTGTGTATGACGCCCCCGCAGAATGCGGCGGTGACTTAATCTTTACACCGTGAGAGTTAGCTGAACAGTTTAGCTGTAATGTACCGTCGTTGCCGCCAGCGCCCTTTACCTCAACAACTCCCGAACCATTAGGCGTTATTTTTATATTACCATTGCTGGTACTCGTAGTTATCTCTCGGGTCTGGACATCAAGATTGCCGCCCAATTGAGGTGTGGTGTCGTCTACAACATCGCTTAAAATGTCTTCGGCCGCAGCCGTAATAAAGACTTCTGCATTTCCACTTAGAGAAATTGCCGAGCCGCCACCGGAGCTTTCGCTAGGAGTTCGGGAAAGCGTGGTCCCACTAGCTGTGTAAGTCCCAAGACCCAGTTCCCAGTTTACGCCGTCTTGAATCGTGTACCGGACTTGATCGCCGTTACCAACTCCCGCCGCAGCAAAACTTTGGTAGCCTGAAAGAGCAGAACCCAGAGTTATAGTACCAGCACCCGTGGTACTGGTGGACATTTTTGCCCTGTTCTTTAAAACAGCCATTGTCGCACTCGCTTATGCTATACGGATAATTGCGCTGCTCGCATCCGCCGTTGGGAAAACAATCTGAAAATCACCCGCTGAAGAGGATTTGTTTGACCCAAAGTCCAAAACCACCACAGAGTTAGTTGTCCCGGATGCTGCACCCGCCGTTGTATTATAAATTAAGGCCCCGCGCGCCGTAATCGTAGCAGACGTAAACGTAAGATCCGAAAAATCCGTCAACGCCGTAGTTCCCGATGATGTGGGGGTTACGTTTACCAGTGTCCCACCGCCTGCACTATATGTGCCCGAGTTACCAACCTCATTCGAGTTTGTGTAAGCCGTGGTGGCAGCGTTAAACGACGCGTTGTTATCGTACAAGGCGAGTTTAAATGTGTCACCGGTTCCGTTTGTAAAATTGTGTGTAGCGGTCAACAATTCTTTTTTGAAAGACGTACACATGAAGTTTCCACTAAAGGCCATTTAAAGTCTCCTTATCAATTCTGCTAGTTCAGGGTTTCCCGCGTCTTTAAGCGCATTATACACAGTTGTCCTATCGCTGTGAATAGCTTGTCTTAGATAGTACGCAATGACGGTTTCTAAGTGACGAGAAAACGCCTTTGCTTGTTCTTGAAGAGCGGGATGGGCAGACTCCGATATTGAAATAATCTTTTCTACACATTGCTCCGCAAGTTCGTCCGGGTTAAAACCCCGATTGTTTGTTGTTCGTACCGAAACGACCGCATCTTTGCGGGGTAAATCAAATGCTGCGGATACCATTATTCTTTCGCCCTTATAACTTTGCCAGTACGATATTCGTCCGTAGTTTCTTTAGCTTCGCCCAAAAGTTTAATGCCAAGTATAGATTCTTGAAACCGCATCGTGTACATCTGCATAAGATCCGGCTCTCCCTTCATAAAAATATACGCTTCAAGCAAAGCACCGTATAACAACGCCATTTCCGCGTTTTCGCTCAACCAAGATGTTGAACTATCCGTGCCTTCCGTTATACTTTGAGGTCGATAAAAATAATGAAGCTCCGCCGTATATGCCACATTTGGCGTCGGAGCCATTAAAAAATTATCAACATCAAACTGACAATAATATTTAGGCTCCCCGGTAACAGTAGGATCCGGCGTGTACGTCTGCACAAAACTTGGGTCTTTAAACTCTACAAAAAACTTGTCCCCATTTGCCCCGGTCATACTTAACGAAAAGGGCGCTAGAAAATCTGCCGGAACCTTAATGTATTGAGCCGCCGCACTGCCGGAATTTGTTGTCGCCGTAGCGTTCTTTCGAAATAAACTTAACTGAACACTTTTTAATATGCGTTCTTCCGCTAACCGTATAAATAAAGGAATGTTAGAAACATACCCGGCTTCTTCATACTCGGTGTAATCTTTTATCGCCTGTTTTAACTGTCCGTATGTCATCGTCATGTTATCACCGTCACACTTCCAACAAGCCCGAATACATTAGGAGAATTAAGTTCCGGGTTTTCTACAAGAGGGACGCCCACGTAAACATCTAGCGGCTCTACCCTATCCGGTCTAGGATCCTTTAATGCTTGAGCGTCAATTACTTTGCGACGAGGTTCTAGTTGCGGTTGCTTGGCTTCCCACTCGTCATAACCAACAATCATGCCGGTCCATTCTTTGCGCATTCGGCCCAAAGGATACCGGAACCCAGAACGGTCCGATATTCCATATGCGTTTTTGCCCAATGCGTACTTGCTCATTAGTTTATCCGATAGTAGTCCAAACTAGGTTGGACGTTAAATGAAGCGCGGTCCCGATCTTCCGTTGCCGCGCGCTCAAACTCTTCTTCATACACCGCTTTTAAAAGTTGCACCCGATCTGGCGCCCTTTTCATAGCAATGTAATATGCTAATCCCGCTGCCAAACAGGGATAAAACCGAAAGGGTAACTCCATTGTGTTAGTTGGAGTATCCGCGTCGTCTATTCGAACCAGCCGGTCAAAAATCAAAATGTCCGTGCTATTATTAGGTGCCGGCCAAACTTTTAACGTAGGGTTTATTTGCCGATCTACAAAAAATTGCGAAACACGGGATTGGGAACTTTTCGTGGGAATATTGAGGTATTCGTCACGGCTTACACGTTGAATCCCATAATCTACCGTGTCGGTGCGAACCACCGCAGACAATACATCAATAGTGTCGGAACCCAAAGAATAGTCTGTCTGACCCTGAACTACCGTTACTTGCGTTTGTGCGATTGTCCATTGGTTTAGCCCCCGGTTAGCCCATTCCGCCAACATGAGGTTTAAGGACCGTTTCGCGGTACGAATGTCATAACCGGTCCGAACTTCCAGCCCGCACCGCTCAAACGCTTCTTCTATATATTCTGTGACGTCTAATTCAAACGCCTTCGTACCGGAAACCGCCATAGTTAGCCTCGTTTCTTAGCAGACGTTTTCTTTACCATACCGCCGCCGCGCATTTTCTTTACCATACCACCACCGCGCATTTTCTTTACCATGCCGCCGCCGCGCATTTTCTTTACCATGCCGCCGCCGCGCATTTTTTTAGGTCGCATTGCCATTTTGAAGTCTCCTATAAAGTTTTCTTCTACGGTCCATTAATTCGTGAGCGTTGTACTCATTTTTATATGTATCATAGTACCCGGTTTTAACCAAGTTGTCCGCAGCTTTTTGCACCTTTGATAAACGTTGGACAAAAATCAAACTATATTCGGTACTGGTCAGCGGCTCAAAATCTATGTCTTGTACAAACTCATTTTCATCGTCCCATGGATGAAATCCCATTAACCAAATGTCTTTGTCAATAAACATACCGTCTGAAATTACGGTGTTCAAATCATTCAAATAATTATGAAAGTCTTCCCCCGATTTTGTATCCGCAAGATCCACAATTATGGCTAAATCAAATCCGTCGTCAAACTCTGATATGCACTTGTAAAGCGTTTGGTAAGAATCATCGTATTTAAAGAGTATTGCAACACGGCTATCCGCCCACGCTTGCTTGGCATAAGGACATGGTGGCAACCCGTTAAAATACGCATTGGGCTCTTCCAACACTTCCCGGGACCATTTCAGCAATTCTTTTACAATAACCGCCTCTACCGCTTGGTCGAAAAACTCTATGTTCATGCCCGGGACACCGATCCGTTGGTGTGCTTGCGACGGTTAGCCATCACTTTTCCGCACCCCCGAGCCACTACGCCATTGTTTTTAGACCGGCCGTTGTACGGCCGTTTGGGCTTAGTTGAGCTTATTTCGCCGCCTGTAGCCGCAAAAGTTACTTCCGCGGCTTTCGTGTTTTTGACGTTTGTTTTACCTTTGGAACCTTCTCTTTTTTTCTTCTTAGCCGTTGAAGCTCTTTGAGATTTGGAAAGAGAAGCTGCTTTAGACCGCGGAAGGCATCTATCAGGGTTCTTTTTATCTTTTGAAGTGCCGCACTTGCCTTTAATTTTTCCATCCGTTCCAATCCTAACCCAATCTTGTTTTACCCACTCCTTTAATTTGCCCATTATGCTGACGCCTTTTTCTTTTTACCCTTTGCCCCCTTTGCATAATTAGGGTCTTTGCAATATTTTGATGCAGCCATGTTTGCATATGCAGAAGGATAAGTATCAAACGTTCTTTCCGCCCACGCTTTTCCGGCAGGACAAATTTTACTGCCTTTGCTTTTGGACGAAGATTTTTTGGATTTTTTAGAATATGCCATTAGCATTTCCACCGTTTTCTTGCTTGCCGCAAACGGCTGTTAGGATTTTTTGCCGCTTTCGGAAACTTTTTCATTTGTCCCGCGGAACGGGCGCAAAAAGACTTACGACGTTTAGCGTCCTTGCTGCCCTTTTTTACTTTGCCGGTTACAGCGGTTTTTAATTTAGATCCGGGATTTTTGCGCCTATACTCTTTAACGCCTTTCTCCGTCATTCCCGCCCCTTCTTTAGTGGGACGGAAATTCTTTTTATTGCGCTTGGGCATTTTGTCATCGCGCTTTGACTTCGTTTTTGTTTTAGAAGCCATCTGTAACCCTAACTATAGAATAGAGTTAATGCCGTGACATTGGTTGCAACACTAACATGAATGTCTGAGGTAAACAAAACACCCTCGTCCGGGATATTTACCGAATGCGTTTGATTTTGTGTAAAATCTAAATCAACCACTGTTGCACCACCATTCCCATCCGTCATGGTAAGTCTTCCCGCGCCTCCGCCCGTTAAAACTTGGACCTGTCGGAGCCGCGCGCGGCCTGTTGCGGCCGCCCCCGTCCCCGTTAGCCGTTTCGCCCTTACGTCTGAATTGGCCATTTACGCCCCCTTATGCAACAAGGTTGCTTGCTTGTTGATACAGAACCGTGACCCTTATTTCGCCTGCATTAGTCGCACCTGTTGTCGTCCAAGTGAGGCGAATATCGGCGGTGTTAGAGGTTTCTGCCCAAGTTAATGCACCACCCGCTTCCGTTGTAGGATATTTACGTCCCGCGCCGGAGCCGGTTGTAATGGAAAATTGATTAATAATAGTAGCTGCGCCACCCACCGTGTCACCAATACTCAGTACCGCTGTATTAGCGCCCATCGCCGTGGGACAATCAATCACACAATCAATAATTTGCGATTTAGCCGGAATTACCACATCGGTAGTGTTAGGGCCCGAAGCCCCGCCAGCAAGCGATCCCGTAGTGAAAGACTGAGCCATTACGACTTGGCCCGTGTTTTTAATATTAGTTCCGAGGGACGTGCCCGTGGTTTCTTTTATGGTCCCGGCTTTAATCGGGCCTGAAAAAGTGCTTGTACCCATGTCAATCTCCTGTCTGGGTTTGTCAGACACACCATATGCCTGTCAGGAATATACAAATCATACAGGTATTTTAAAAAAAAGAAAGGGGCAACCGAAGTTGCCCCTAGTACAAGGAGGAAGATATGAATATCCCACTTCCTTATAACACGTTTTATGCTCCGGGTGTACCGAAAACTGAACGCCAATCTGAAACACCAAAGCTGTAACGCTCACGAGCCTTAAACCGCATGTTTCCGGTATCAAAGTCACCTTCCATTGCAGTTTTGATAGGCGAACGGTTGAAGTATTTAAATCCGTTCGGCGCGTCAGTTTTAATGAAATATGCGTCGCTGTCTGTAAGGAAATGGTTTACAACCGCTCCATCAGGCAACATGCCCATATTTTTCATTGCGTTTGTATCGTTATCCGCAGTTCCCGGACGCAGATTTGAGTTTAACACTCGTTCCGCAATAAACTGCAATTCTTTTGGAATGATAAGTTTCATTCCGCGAACCGCAATTTTAAGACCGCGCTCGTCGGTTAGACCCGCAATGTCAATCAACATTTGCTCTAAGGACGTCTCGTTTAAGTCTGCCGCAGTTGCCAAAAGGTTAGTTTGGTTTCCAGACAGCGTTGGGTGAGACGCAGAGCAAAGTGCTGCACCGTCGCCAATGGCGCTGGCGCCTGCGGTAAACGCGTTGTTTAACACGGCCGCAGCTTTGATTTGCTTGGTTTGAGACATTGAACGTGCAAGAGCCCGTGTATAACGCGCTGATAAGCGATCATACAAGTTATCTTCCACCGCTTCCTCTGTAATAGAGAAGGCAAGTGCAATAGTCTCATGCGAGTAACGAGCAGTGTAGGTTTCCTGTGCGTCGTCAAAGCTGATGGACGAACCCTCACCTTTTACTGGCGCGGTGGAAAATCCTCCGAGCATAACTTCTTCTTCAAAAGCCCGATCTGAGCTTTCTTCGTCAAAAATTTCTGCATGTTCGTTCTCATAACGATCATATTCCAGCCCAAATAACGCATTAAGGCCGGGTTCTAGCTCTTTCGCTAGTTGTGCGCGAGAAATAGCCATATTCTATATCCCTCCTTAAATGCCGGTGGAATCCGCGGTGGTTTGAGAGTCAAACCTACGGGATCCAGCGTTAAAGTGTGCGTTGAAACGAACGATCATCGGAATGCCTGCGGCAGTAAAGTCGCTATTTCCAGCATCGTCCATGATACCCACAATACGAAGCGGCAAAGTCGCTGTTGTATTGATGGTAGAGACGCCTAAAGCAGAATTCGAATTACCGTTGTCTGTCGAACCTGTGCGCGCGGATGTTCCCAACGAAGCGTTAGCAAAAACAGCAGCTTGTGCAGTAGCACGATCAGTCAAAGTAGCATCCGACGCTACCTTAAACAATTGGTTTGGATTGTCAGCTACAAACGCCTTTACAGGATGGTTTGTATCAACGCTAACCGAACCCGAACCGGGCCAATAGTTGATAAATACCGGTTTCTTTGAAACGGAATCAACATATTCGACACCCATCAGGACACCCAATGCTTGTGTAGTGCCGCCGTTAGTAGCGCCAGCACGATCAATAACGCCCGCAGCCAATGGGACTACGATACCGTATTGAAAAATAGCATTAGTGTTGTTGGACGCGATCTCATATTGGGTTACACCCGTTGAGTTTGCACCGCTACCAACTAGCCCGATAGGACGAAGACCGTAGGCAGTTTCTTGATTTGCCATGGATTTTTCTCCTAAATGGGCAGCCCCTATTTACGAGGGCCACCGAAGGTTACACGAGATTGACGATCTGGTTTAGTGATCGTCATGGTTGAGTGTGCATTCTCACGCAACATATCGTGATCCACAGCCTGCATCTGATCCGTATTCCTCTGAGAAAAATACTCGGTTCGTTCTGCCACTGTTTCCAACGGTATCCTTGCGAGAAGCAATCCGCCTACTCCAAATACCCCTTCATACTTCCCTGAATCTACAACAGGCGCCTCAAAATCCGGATATTCGTCTTGGCGAACCAAGGCATACCCTTCTCTAAGTTTCGCACTGATGTTCTTCCGATCATCAAATCCGCGTGTTTCCGCACGAATCCAACGGTGTTTATAGCCCGGAGGCGCAGGGGGAGCATCAAGCATTGACGGGGGAGCCCACGGCTTTCGAGCAGCCGTCTTGTCCCTAGTTTTATTAGCGCGAGGCGCACGTTCTATGCCCTCAAAACGATCTTTCTTCGTTGTATCTGACATATCCGTTAATCCTTCACGTATTTCGCATATTCTTCTAGCGGCACACCCAGTTTCTTAGCTATTGCAACTTGGGTCTGGGTGAGTTTGACCCTTCTACTGCGCCCAGAAGCATTATTTGCGCGGCTTACACCAGCTACCGTCTGAGCGGGCCGTTTGCTGGAACCGAGTTTTTGCGGAAACTCTGTTTGAAGTCTCCGGTCTAATTCAGTATAGTAGGTATCTTCTTGCGGGTCAAACCCTTCATCTTCAACCAACCTTTTGTGAATACCAAACGCGGCAAACGTCATTGCCTCGTCTTGCCCAAACCACGCATTTCGAGTCGCCCAATCTTCTGCTTTCGCATCCGGACGTCGTACTTGTTGCGGCTGTTGAAGTGCTTGCTGTTGGGCTATTTGCTGTTGTTGCGCAGCTTGCGGGTTTTGAGCTTGCCATTGTGCCGCTTCTGCTTCTTGTTTTTTCTGCCGTTGCGCGGCCTGTAATTGTTGCGACCGTCCGCTTAATTCGTATAGCTGACGTTGCGCCGTAATAATTCCGTCCGAGTCCCCCACCTCAATGGCTCGTTTTAAAGTAGCTTCCGCTTGGTTTGTTTCGATTTCAAGACTTTTACCAAATTGTTCGATGTAGCCATTGTCTAGCTGTTGCATCCGAGCTTTTAATTGCGTGGATTCGTTTTGGATTTGTTGAGCTACGCGGACCGCTTCTTTTTCTCGTTTCTCGGCGTCACGCATTTTTTTGGTAAGTTGGTTAATCCGTTTCTGGGCACCCTTTACCTCTTGTTCTTGCTCTGATTCTTCCGGTTCGGACGGAGCGGAAAACGATTCTGATTGAATTCGTGGTTCTTCCGTAACCTCTACCTCGGTAACTTCCGCCTCGGTAACTTCTTGTTCAAGTTGTTCTGCTTCGGCCATCTAACCCTCCCTACAAACTTATAATATCTTCGGGATCGGAAATAACCCCAAGAATTTCGTCGTCGTTAATAATGCGTACCTCCCCGCCCTCTATCCGAAACCTAGACCCCGCATATCTAGCAAAAATTACCCAATCCCCCGTTTTGCACCACGGACCGTCTGGAAACTTGTCCGCATCTTTGTAACAAAGAGAACCCTGCTTCATCACATAGCCCACTACGGTAGAAACCTGCCCCTCCTCAATAACATTGTCTGGTAAGTATAAGCCCCCCGAAGTTTGGCCCTTTCCCCGATACGGAAGTACCAACATTCTCCATCCACTCGGAGAAGGCATCCGTTCTAAAAGGCTTTGATCTACTTTTGTGGGGTCTAAAACGCGTTCCTCTGGTGAAACGTACATCGCTTCAACCCCTGCCTTGGCAGCATCTAAATTTACTGCGGCAGAAGTGTTAGTCATCGAATTGCTCCTGTTGCTCTAACAGGCTTGAGAGTTCCTGAGAGATAAAGTTTAAAGCATTAAGTTCGCCCATACATAGCTGATAATGCTCCATGTTCTTAATTCCGTTGTTTTCCAACAAATCAAGAACCATTGTTTTTCGTTCTTTTACAGAACGTTGCACGAATTGTACGACGTCAAGGTCGTTCATAGTTGAGTACCGCATGTTATCCTACATCATACGATGTTTATCTAACATGTCTTATACGCATTTGCTAGAAAAAATTTACGTCAACCAACCATATATTTTGTTTGTTTCTTTTATACGGTGGCTTAAACCGGTGTACCCGCCATTAATTCTGCGGGTCAAACGTTTAATCGCGTTATCGTTTACGCCTTCGTCACAAATTTTCCACAACTTGTTTTCATCAAAAAACCAAATGGCCGTATCCATAGCATAATCTTCTTCTAACAACGAAGGATCCGTTAAAACTTCCGGAACGCCCATAGCACCGGCAAACGATCTAACGTTATCATAGCCGGTCAATTGCAAAAATCCGCGGCCTATGTACAAACTAGCTTTTTCCTTTGTGTCGTTACCCATTCTGTCAAAATACACGTTTTCCGCTAACGCTTTAGGGTTTCTTGCGTATGGTTTGGCGCTGTCCTCTGTGGGAAAACGTTTGGGCCAAACTTTCATCATAGCGTCTATACTATAATTAAGATTTTCTCTCGTGTATTTAAATGTCCCGGATTCATGCACAACTTGACCCAACAAATGCGCGCCACGTTCCGGCGACAGGTCATAATAATTTACAATTCCTCGTGCTGTATTCGGCCCAAAGGCCCCATCCGGACTACACCCGCACTTTTCCTGAAGTATTTTTAACGCTTTGGTCATTTTTGCTATTTCCTTTTAAAGAAAGCTTGCGCTCCACGCACACCGAAACTGGCTGAAATTGCAATCCCAAGGCTGTAAAAATACCAATCTGGCGCTTTGTTAAGCTGTTCAAACCCGCGATCAACCCAACCTTCCGCGCCGGGAATCCAACATAAAATCAAGGGTATAGACAGAACAATTACGAAAAATTCGTCCTTCCAACTTGATTTGGCGCCTTCCGCCATAATGCGCTCCCAATCGGCAACGCTTGTCTTTTCAGACAATAATATTTTGGCTTTCGCCTTCGCCTCAGTAAGTTTTAACTCTGCTTCCGCAGAGTTTTTGTCCGCTTTTCCTTGTAACCACGATCCCGCAAGGTTTGCTATCGGACCAATCAATGCTTGTATCATTTTTCTAATCCCAAAATATTGTATCAGCGGGAACCATTACAGGTTCACACCATGCTCTCATTCGAACGCTATACACATAGTTGTTTTGCGCCCACGTTGTATTTGCGGATTGCTCAAGTCGTTTGCTAAAAAAAAACAACGATGAATGTCCCGAAAAAGCATTCCGTCGGTATTTAAT